CGGAATAAAAAATACTAATGCATCTAATAGTTCAGACCCACAAGTTATCAATAATTATTATTCTAATCAAGAATCTTCTAATAATATCGCCGGTAATGACATTGGAGTTTATGCTCGAATTGTTATTCCTATTGGAGAAGAACCTGCGAGAATTGATTGCACACAACTTTACGCTTTAGAAATAGAACGATTAAAAATGGAGTTAGAAAACATGAAAAAAGCCGGTTCTTCAGCTGTTAGTATTGAATAAATTCATTAGTTTATTCGCATTTATTGGTAGCATCGCCCGGACTTGAACCGGGATAGCCGAAGCTGGCAGATTTTAAGTCTGCTGGGTATACCTAATTCCCCCACGATGCCACGTATAATTTGAAGTGAATGAATAGGATTCGAACCTATGACATGCTGCTTGGATTTGGATAATCATTTTCAACGGTTCAACGTGAATTGAACAAAAACTAAAAACGCTATTTTGATGGCGGCTGCTCTACCAACTGAGCTATCATTCACATTATTCTATAGAAAAATACTATTTATTCTAATACTTTTTTATAGAATGACTAGCGATTAGAACATACCTGTCTAACCACCAGTCATCAAGAACCTTTGTCTTACATCTTTTTGCAAATAACCCACATGTTTGACGATGAGTTTGAGTTATATTTGACCGACACTCTAACCACTGAGTTACTCCACCCCACTTGATACTGACGAGCTATTCAATACCAAGTGGAGGTGGAAATGGGATTCGAACCCACGACTTTCGGTTTATCATAATAGAATGATAAGATTGTGCCTATTTGCAATTGTTAAGATGCCTTCCTAGTCACGTATGCTGAGCGATACGAAGAAGATAACTTTGTAATAGAACTGAATACTCACATAAGAGCAGAATATGCCTGTTCTTCTACTTCCCCACAAAATATTCTATGTTGATAAAACACTTTGTGGGGAAGGATGGACTCGAACCACCACATCAATTCTAAAACGATTTACTACAATAATAAAGATAAGTTTGGCTCGTTTGTTTTCTAATCCAGGTCAATCAAAATGGTATCACCGTCTATGACCTGGACATATCTAATCATATTTATCATACACTGAATCATAGTCAATTCAGTTAGAACTTCTATTGCTTGATAATTTCTAAAAAATGGAGATGGAACAATTGCATTTGCAAAATCCCTAAACATATGAGCTCTGATTACTCCAGCTTCTATTGCTTGACCAACAGTTTCAAATACTACTTCATACACAGAATAATCAGAAAGCATATCAGGTACAATACCAGAATATTCTGATATGACTTCTTTTAGATTTTCCATTGTAACTTCTTTAGAAGATTTTGCAAACTTCCAAATAACTTGGCCTATACCTTCAGGTCTGTACATCGAATTTTCTCTCCACTTTATTTCACAATTTGGTAAAAGTACAACTAAAAACGCTTATGGGTTTGTATCTTAACGGGATAATCCATTAGCTCCGGTTGAACTTTTATTTGTATCTATTCTATCATGCTTTTTAGTCAATGTAAACGGTTTATTTGAAGACATCCAAAATCAAGTTTGCAATCGTGTTACCGATTTTTTCGTTGATGACTTCAACAGAGTTTGCACGCTGTCTTGCTTGTTTGGTTTCAACCAACAATTCATCAAGAATTGCAATTGCATCTGCTTTTTGCTTGGAAGTAGCAGCACCAGAAATCAAACGACGTTTGAATGTTCCAACAACTTTATCGGCAGTCACTTTTTCAATTTGAGCTGGATGTTTGTCAGTTGCTTCATACAAGACCACAGCAGTCATTGTCTTTTCAGTTTTGCTGGTGACTTCTTCACCTGTCGTTACGAACTCGCCTTTACGACCATTGTCAGTTACTTTCCATTCTTTAGACGCATCCAAAGTTGGAACCGTATCCATCACATTACGCAATGTTTGCAGACGAGTTTCAAGACCAAGCAATTCATCAACCGGTACATTAGGTACTAATACTTGTCCACGGAACAACAGGTCAGCATTGGCAATTTGGTTAGTACGATTTTTTGCAAAAGTGATGTCTTCGGCTTTTGCCCAGAAGTCAAACACATATTCAAGAGTTTCAGGGACTGTAGTTGGCAAAGCTTTTTCGTCACGAGCAGCTTCTTCAATTGCAGCATTTTCCGGAGAATCAACCAACATTTTCAATGTTTTGATATGACCTGCAAAAAACTGGTCTTTACGGAATTTGTTGCTAGTGTCATCCAGTAATTTTGCAACTGCAGTGTTACGAGTTTTTTCAACAGCTAGGATTTCGTGGAGTTTTGTCATTTTGATTTACCTCTTGTGATATGTTTATAAGTATTACGATAAAGTTGTATTATATACCAGATTTCTTACGTAGATGATATCTTAGTGTAAGAAGTTTTTCGCGAAAGTCTACATAATACCTGTCTTGTTCAGTTGCAAGTACATCAGTGACTACACTTCGTGGGTCATGATTATGCATATCATATTCAGTCTGAACAATATAACCAGCGGGATTGATAGCCTCAATGGACTCAAGTGGAACATAGATGTCTTCAACTAAAGAAAGAACTGCGCTAATCAGGTCTGATTCAGACACATTGATAGAAACTATCTGTTGTTGAGTACCACGAATTTGAACTGCCATATAAAAGACTCATAAGGTTTTAAGATTATGAGTCTATTATAACAAGCAGAAGGACTAAAGTAAACGGTTATTTTTGCGGAAGTTGGTTTTGGTCAGGAACAGGTGGTGCATTGCCATGACGATGACTGTATTCATTGCGATGATAGCCAGACGGTTGTTTTGAACCATCATCTTGATAGACACTTGTTGTTCCACACGCAGTAAGAACCATCGTGATTGTGATTAAGATAAGTAGAGCTTTCATATGTTATTGTGCCATTGGAAAAAGATGTTTGATTATTTTGTCAATAAAAGAACGATGTTCATTATCGACAAACTGTAAGCGAGATTCAAGCTTCTTGATTTTCATTTGAGCTATACGTAATTCTTCAGTGAGTTCTTCAATTTGTTCGTTCTTGCTTTTTACTGCATATTGAAGAACTCGCAAAAAGTCTGCATACTTACCCCAAATGCCATCCTTGCATTGCTCCATAGGACCAAACTTCCAGAAGCCTTGATTGTATCGGTTCATCACTACTTTGCAGCTTTTTCTGGTCCGCCCCATACGATTGGAGTAGAAGTGACATAACGAAGACCAATATTGATGATAGTCAAGATTTGAGCTTGCATACCTTCATCCATGACATAACCGTACTTGCTCTGTAAAAAGAATGCTACAAAAGCTAACAAATTTACCCAGATTGTCTTGCTTTGAATGATGCGCTTCGCGTCCTGCATATCAATCTTGCCATCATCAAGAATACCCAATGTATCAAGTTGATTAGGTTTTGTGATTTCTTCTGTAGTGTCAGGTTTTTGAGTGTTCATATCGTTATCTCCATATAAGTGTATTTGGTTATACCACTATTTATGGAGATAGTATGAAAATGGTAGGCCGGGAGGGATTCGAACCCGCTGTCTTCACCTTATGAGGGAGTTGCTTATACCGCTTAAGCTTCCGGCCTGAAAAGGTTATTGACTTATTTCATTATTGCGACGTAAGCAGTATTTACCACCAACTTCATCTGCAATGATGAAGCCATTTTGGCTGTCACAAGTACGTCTAAATTCCATGTCTTTCATGGCTTTTTCGTAATTGAAAACATAAAGACCAACAATGAGTGCGAAAATAATTGCAAGGCTAATAAGAATACGTTTCATCATGATAGTTCTCTCTCTTCGTAGTTATAGTTGATAAGTAGTGACTTGGATGTCACGAGTTTCACTTGATTCTGAAGGACATTGTATACTAGTTTTTTCAGAATGTAAACGGTTAATTAGCAAATGCATATAAAAAATCAATCCAAATACAATGACATGAAGAGCAATGATATATGCTTTCTTAGTCATCATAATGATGACTATTATAATGACCGTGGTGATGTCTATGTTCTCCGCTACGGTAAGAAGTATATCCTCTATAGTAGTATGGACGATGATACACTACTGGAGGTGCATAATAGTGATGCTCATACACTACAGGAGGTCTAACATAGGTTGGAACTGAAAATGTAATGCTTGGAGAATTGTAAGTATTCCCAAGTGGGATTGTGATACTACCAGAAGACGGTTGTTGATAATATCGTGGCGGTTGAGTATCATAATAGTAATCGCCATCATAAGCATGAATAGACATGCTCGTCATAAAACCGATTATTCCTAACAATGCTCCTAATTGATAACGTTTCATTATATACTCTCCTTTATTATCTAAAAGGTATTTATAGCCAGCTGCTATACAATCTATGACTATACGGAACAATGTCATCTAACAATTGAGCACCATTGATATTGCAATTCCAAAAATCCAAAAGAACTTGACGATTGAGCTTGATAAAACCTTCAACCAGTTCAAATCGTGGTTTTGTCATGATAACATCAAATGGCCCTTTGACATATGAATGTCCAAAGAAGAATGATGTTAGTTCAGATGAAGTATCAACAATGTCGCCATCATGAATAGCAATACGAATTCTTGGACCATTGTCGTCTGATACACAGTTCTTAGTTAGAGCAAGTGATACCATTGGAAGATTTGTCTTTTCACGTGGCAAATCAAACATCAACCACTTGTCATTCAAAGTACCATCGATTGTTGAGAACCTAAAACGTTCTTCTTCCATATTAGTCTTCATAAGGTTCAAGCTCATAGTTATCTGCATCTTTACCCAAATGTTCAATTGACCATTCTACGAAATCACGGACTTCCAAATAGTCGCCAAACCATCCATAAGTGCGTGCAAGCTCAACTAAGTCAGCTATTAGCGCATCAGGATTGCTTTGTATGTTAGCAGTAATCATTACTCTATTCCTCGTGTGTTGTTATGAAAGGATTGACTGAAAGGGGGTTCGAACCCACTACCTACCTCATGCGGACTTACAGGCGCCACTTATCTGTTAGGAATCGAACCTAACCCCCTGCCCTAGCTGAGATGCTCTGCCGATTAAGCTATTCAGTCATTACATCTGATATGTTCTGGATTTTCGTCTTCATATGGTCGCCAAAAATCCAGAAAGTCTTGCGAAAAGCTGTAATCTCCAATGCATTGTATCACATTTTCTGAGGTTTGTCTAGAAATGTCTAAGTATTTTAGCAATGGCATAATGCTAAACAACAGAAGTACGATAAGAAATAATTGGAGATTGATTTTCATTTCCTACATTTCCTACAGTTCCTCAATCGCAGACTTAGCAAATACTGAAGCAGCTTTACCATCATACTGACCAGCATAGTTAGACTTCAAGTATGCCATAATCATACCAATTGATGGTGTCTTATCTGCATCAACGACAAACTTGGCAATGATGTTTTCAAGCTCGATGTTTGACATTTGCTTTGGCAGATAACTGTCCAAGATTGCAAGTTCGCGTTCGGTCACGATAATCTTATTAACATCTTCAACTCGTTCGAAGACATCAAGCATTTCAAGAGCACCGGTCTTGAACTTAGTCAAAACTTTCAGTACTTCTTCGTCAGTACTTTCACGACTGCCATCGTCTTTACCAGGACGAGAAGCTTCGCCTAACAAAGTTGTTAGATACACTGCTTCAGGCGCTTTAGCCTTGCGAGCTTCAAGCGAACGGTCTTTGATTTGTTGTAGTAATGAAGTCATCTTTCGTTATTCCTCTTCTGAGTTTGATTTCTATGTTGTTTATCTCGTTCTATTGTTTCTTGTGAAAACCATCTTGGATGATATTCACCATTCTCTGTTAGTATTTCTGCTTTTATCAGAAGTTGATATCGATGACGTTGAGCATCATCGATACCTAATTGCTCTGACGTAGCAGTCATTACTTACTGTTCTGTTTCAGATGTCGCTAGAGAAGCTACAACTTCTTCAACATTGAACTCTGCTAAACCTTTTGGATAGACCACAATTCGTGCTGGTTCAAAAGCTTTCTTTGCCGCTGCTGCATAAGCTTCCATATGCTCTTTGGCTTTTGACATAGTTCCAATATCAACACCAATTGTAATGACATGAGACGATGTCAATTGAGATGTATCCAACCAATTGACATCGCACTTTTCAAAGTTTATTTCAGATTTCATATTTGTTATAAAGGTTATTACTACGTGAGTAAAATTAGTCTAAGACGCGATGTCCACGTCCACGCATACAGTTGCGATAGATACGTTTGTAAGTTTCATCGCCTTCAATTGCACCTTTAGCAACACCACCTAACGCACCGGCTGATGCACCTACTGCTGCTCCCATGCCCGGATTGCCCAAGAATGCACCACCAACGGCACCGGCAGCACCACCAAGTAAGGCACCAGCTAAACCGTCAGTTGCAGCACCTTTAGCAGCACCTGAGTTTTCTGATGCCAATTGTTCGCATTCATAAGAGTCTTGTGATAAGAAAGCTGCACGTGGGTCGCCATAAGTATCAACTACTGGTCTATAGTTTGTCACTGATGCACAACCAGATAAAGTAGTCACAGCAGCTACAATAGCAGTAATAAGTAAAGTATTGTGTTTCATTGTTTCATTTCCTAATTGAGATAAAAAGTCTATTTATACGATGGCATTTAGGATTTTTAGATTAGAGTCAAACATCATAACAAAAAAATCATCGCCTTGTTGATACGCAGCATTTCGTAAGTGGTTCATTTCACTTTTCAAATCTTGAATAACTTTGAAAAAGGTGTCAAAGGTATCACGTTTTTCTTTTGCTTGACGAACTTTGCCATCAACAAAATTCAAAAAAGCAGCTTCAGGTAATCCACGTGATAACGCATCTTGAGCCAAAACATGCAAAAAACTCTCTCTACTTAATACCATCCCCATGATACTCTCTCCTCAACGTTTGTTTGAATATGGGTCTATCATACCACATCAACCATACAATGTAAACGGTTGATGTGATAGAAAATGTGAAGTGGTTATCAGATTAGGGTTGCCATGAATTTCAAGTTTTTCAATAGTTCGAGCAAATCCCAGAACTCTTTGATAGCTTGTAAATCGACCATGTCTTCATTGATATGTTTCAAGTCAGTCAAGTCATTCAACAGTTCAATGTATTCAACTGTTGAGATTTCCTTGTTTTCGTGAAGCTTGATGATACGTTGAGACCTTTCAGCTAAGTCCTTAACAACTGGGACAGGTGATAAAAGAAAGTCATTCAATTCCATGTTATTGAGCTCCTAAAGTTGCGGCAATGAGACGTGAGCCGTCTGCAATGTTTTTGAGTTTTTCTGTGCAATATGGTACTGATGGAGGTGTCATACCTTCAGCATACTTATCACTGAATTCTTGGACCATTGAAAGTAGTGCTTTAGATGAACGTTGGATTTCTGGACTGTTTGACCTGAATTCCGCATATGTTGCCATATGATGAACATAGTTCTTGATACTTTGGGTATCTTTACGAACTGCTGACGGGTCACTACATTTGGTTTGCAAATCTACAGCGACTTCATAGATAGTCACAAACCTATCATATTGAAGTCCGTCAAACTTGATGTTTGAACAACCTGCTGATGTTGCTAAAAGTAATAGTGCTATGTATAGTTTTTTCATATGTATGTTATCTCCCCTTATAATAGTTTAGTTTCTATGATATTTTCAATTCGAAAAGATCGCCATGCATTCTTATCTAAATCATATACGGCAATCGTATTAGGATTATCAGCTTTATTTTTTGGTTCATAAACACTTTTGTCTAATGTCACCGGTATCAAGTCTTCATTGAGGGTGCAGTTCATTATTCGTGTGTCGCCGTTGACTTTGGTAAATGTCACTTGAACTTTATTATGACTCAAAAAACTTTTGAGCATTTTTTTACGATTGGCAATATCAGTCGTATTCATTATATTTATTCCACTATTACATACAAATGTTAATTATATACAAGTTCTGTGTTGATGTAAACGGACATCACTTATGGACTTTACTCTCAAAAACTGACAGACTATATAATTGATTTCGCTTAGGTGTAACTTATTGATTTTATTACTCGAAAAACTGACAGACTAAGGGTATATATTATATTTAGTTGTCTCTCCCTCTTCTTCATTTTCATATCATTTTCTCTTTTACTTCTGGTTTGTCTTTTTCTAAGTAGTTGATTTTATTACTAAAAATATTTATCATTATCTTCGTAACTTATTGATTTATATACTAGTTTTCAAACACATTATTTTTACCGACCGATATGGCAGTACTTTTTAAGCAAAAAAGACGAAATGCTTAAAAAACATTTCGTCTTTTATATTTCTGCTAAAAGTTTGACAAGTAATGTCTTTACAATCCACCTTGTCTAAGAACTGATGCATTCAATTCAGCAACAAGTTCAATGTCACTTAGCTGAGCACATGATTGAAGTATTTCATCAAGTCCTGAACTTACAGTAAATAAAGAACCAAATGAATTCACTGCATAAATTGGAACAAGAACTACAGATGCAATTTCAGTTGGAAGTCTTTGGTGTATCAATGAGAACAATTCGGTTGCATAGAAAGTTTCGCCAAAGTCCCAGTTCTCAATTCCAAAGTAAGAGTTGATAACGGCAAGAACTTCAATCTTTAACTTCTCATCGGATAATGTTGATGTAATGGCTTTAACAACTTTGAATTTTGCACGGAACTGAGGTTCAGCTAATGCGCCAAACAGTAACTTAATCTTGCCAGGATGCAAGACCACAGTATCCGATAACATTTTGTTATCAAGCAAGTCTGCAAATTGATTACGTAATTCAAGAGGTGTTGGTGGTGTCGGCAATACTAAAGTTCGTCCTTGTACATAGTTACTAATCGAGTTATAATAACCTTGAGTAAGAACGTAAGTATCATGAATGTTAGACACTGACGGGTCAATCAAGTTTTCGTATGGCGTAAAGTGTTGCCACATAAAGTCAAGTGTCGTTCTTTTTAGAGTTCTTCCATAATAAACACCACCAATTTTTGCATTACTAACAAAACTTCCAGGAGCAAAGTAAGTTGTGGGGTCAAATGTTATATTAGCTGCATTTATTTCTGTTCCTGGAACTCTGATGCCTGAACTATCAAGTTGAAAGTATTCATAGTAATTACTTTCATTAGAAGCTGCTTCTGAAAACTCAGCAAATTGAAGAACACTATCCGGCAAAGTATTACCTGAAGTATCAATGTTTAACATATCCGATGGAATAACTTCAAGAGCATGCAAATTGACTATACCATTACTATCAACTATTGGTCCAACTACATCATAGTTTTCATTATGTCCAAGTGGTCTTCCGTCAGGTTTCAAATTAGAACGCAATACTCGTATAGTATCATATACTCGATTTTTTGTTTGCGAGTCAATAATTTGAACTCCGGCATTATACCAAAACTTAGTATTCTGACTTGATACTTGTAACTTCAGTTCACGGAAATTGACAGTGAAACTGGTTGGCAATTGAGTTATAGGATTGAGAGTTGCTTTGACCCATATTAGCCATGAATTAGGATTTCTTACTCCAGGTGATATGTATAAAGTCGGGTCATAAGGAAGGACGTTTGGGTTGACTGTATTTCCCGAAGTAAGGTCAATACCATCAATCAATTCCCAACGACCGAGTAAGTTCAGTGTTGACACATTACTTGATGCTAGTGTAAATGCATATGGTCCCGGACCAACATCAGCTACTAAGTCAAGCGAATAACTTATCTTGATTGCATCACCTGGCATTACTTGATAACTTGCAGTTGATAATTGTGATAAGGTAAAATCAATAGTATCAGAAGTAAAAGGTAAGTTCATCTCACCTGTGCCAATATACCCACGAAGATTTGAACTAACATGAAGTAATGAACCGTTAGCAGCAACTTCAATCGTAATAACTTCTGCACCATATGTTAATGCATCAACTAAAATACGAGAAGTTAGTTGTCCAGTAAAGGTCAAGTCAGTCCCAACAATAGGAGTATGACGATTGAACGCAAGACCGAACTGAGATTGCCATGCAACTGATTGAAGACCTGAACCAACATCTCCAGGGATGTAAGGGTTTATACCGTCAATAGTTCGAGCAACAGTGTTTAGCCATATCTTCCCGTCATCCTCTGGATGTAACCCTGGGTCTTGTATACGTGCATATGAAATACCACTTATCGTTACAAAGTCAAGAGGTTCTCCATACCAATGTTGGTCAATTGCACCCTGTATCAATGTCTTTTCTTGAAGTGCACTTCGTTGACCAGTAGAATTCCAGTAGAGTTGTCTATTATCTTCAATGAATTGACGTCGTGTCAAACTTACCATGCCTGATGTAAGTGGGTCAGTTGAAGAAATATGTGCAAGCGTATTGATGATACCTGTAGATGATAGAAGAGGTTCAATGATTTCATCAATCAATCCTCGACTTGAAGTACTTGTTCCAGTTGAAAGAGAATTGATACCAAGTGCTAAGTCAATTGTCAAATCGTCGCCAAATAGTTTGATGTTTTGATATTGACCAGAAGCATCGTTCCATTCAATGTATTTTGGTTGCCCTGCAAAAGTTCTATTCACTGAAGTCAATCTAAGAATAGATTGGTCTTTCAACATATAAGTATTGTAATCTTGAGCATTCACCATTCTATTTTGAGCATAGTATGTTGAAGGTGCAGATTGACGAATATGTTCAATACTTTCTGAAGCAGCAGAGTTTTGAATAGTTGATGTAAGCGAGAATGTCATACCACATGTTTCTGCCATACCTGTTGTAGGAGAAACATATTGAAACGCAAGTGGCTGATTGATAAGTCTATTTGTTGGAATGACGATACTTCTATTAGCTGATTGACGCATCCAAAAGAAGAAGCGACCTACAGGAATATCTGAGAAGTCGCCATCGCCAAACATCAATTTAATTGCATCATTCTCTAAAGTTTCTACTTCAAACTTTTTACGATTTTTGATGATATTGAATGATAAGTTTTGGTCCGCTAAAGTTTCTACTTCTTCCCAAATTTCTTCGATTGCTCCAGAAGAACTAACTCGTGTAACCCATACATCTGTATCATTGACATTGATTGGAGCTAATGATAACGCTCTATTCGGAATTGCTTCATTCATAACATATTCCAAACGGGTCAAGACACCTTGCTTAGCATACATCAAAAAGCCAGTATAATCAGAACCATCACCAAGCCCATCATTTGAATAGATAACTGAAAGTTGTGAATTGACATCTGGAGTCTTTTCATACGGTCCATTTGAGTCTAACAAAACTGGCACAAGTTCCATTGGGAATGTTTCGATTCCAGTATCAACATTGAACGAGAAGATACCATTAGGAATAGTATTCAAAGAATTGTTGAATGTATAGAGCTGCATTGATACATCGCCAATCTGTTGAAGACTTGCAAACTGTCCAAAGCTACCGGTCAAACATCTATTCATGACTAAGAAGAAACGTTCTTTCCAAAGTGGAGAATTAGGGTCATTCCAAATGATGTTCAGCCCCGCTAAGTTGACGCCTTGGGAATCGATTACTCGTTCAGTAGTAGAGATTGAAGTAATCTTGACTAAACCACGAGCCGGGATATTGCGAGAAGGTGCATACGATATTAGTTTCGCTAACTTTAGAATTGATTGCTTTCTTTGCGCTGTACTAATAAAGTTTTCATGCGATAACATATCAACTCGATAAGCTAATTGTTCTGCAACATATGCAAAGCTTTCAATTAAAGTAATTAGCTCAGAACTTTCAATAAAGTCGTTGAAACTTTCTGGAAAGTAAATGCGAATATAATCAATGATACTTAGTTTAATTGTGCTATAATCATACGCTGCAAAATTGATTTGCGAAAACGCTTGATATATCTTAGTCCAGCTTTCAGCTTGATAAAGGTTTTTGATTGACATGTTAGTTAGATATTCCGTGTCGGCGAATGAAATGCGATATTGTATTTATTAGGAATAGCATAAGATAATCCTATGCACTGGTTTTGACTTCTATTTTTAGCATATCTTGAACTCCAAACTCAAGATAGAAAACATCGACTAAACCGAGGATAACATTATTATCAGTTAATGAAACTACTTGCATATCAACCAATCTTACACGCGGGTCATATTCTATTACGTAACGAAGGTCATCTTCTATGATCTTACGAGTATTCTCATCATTTGGTTCAAACGTAAGTAAAGGAATACGAGTTCCAAACGTGGGCATCATTACTCTATCACCTTTAGCAGTAAAGATGTGGTTGTATAAGTCTTGCTTGACTACTTCAAAGTTAGAGATACCAAACTGTTTAGAGCTCATCCACTTATTAGAAGAGAAGCCATGATACAAAGTTTTGAATGCCATTTACTTATTATCCTTTATAATGCGAATTGCGATTTTTGTTTGCGGGTCTAACGAAAGGTTCATGCGATGGAACAATAGATGCACCCGATGCTTCTTGTGCACATTCACCTGCTGCAGCGGGTCCACCTGGTAAGATACGTTCGTCTTTGTCAGCATCGGTTGGCGTTGTTTCTACTGCCGCAGTAATCTTACTTCCTTGCATAGCAAATAAACCCAAACTTTTGATATCAACTGTGTCACCAGTCAAACGGGTTTTTGTACCAACTAAGTCTAATGTACATCCTGTCGCAGCAAGAGTTGCTCCGGCTTTAATATGTACATTCCCACCCTGAACCCTAGTATCTGCTTCGCTTTTGATGTTGATACCAGTCTTTGCTTCAAGATTAATGTTACGACCTGCCGCTAAGTTAATGTCTTCTTCTGCTCGCACTGAGATAGACTTTGCCCCATACATATGAATGTGTCCGTCTTCATCAAGTTCTACCCAAGTATTACCTGAAGCAGTTGATATGTAGATACGTTCGTTAGTATCGTCAAGAATGATTTGATTGCCTTCACAAGTCTTGACTCTTATTCGACAGTTATCAGCAGTGTCGTTCATTGTGATGACATGATGACCTGGAGTTACCCAACAATAAGTTTGCGGGTCAAGATACTCAGTTGGGTCAGCCGCTGCCGGTGCATATCCTTCATTCCCGTCTGGGTGAAGTTTTGGTTGGGCAACTTGTCGTTCACTTACCCCACGAGTTTGAGCGATTGGATTACTTACGTCTCCATTGAAAGCTGCACGTAAGTTAGAGTAAGCAGGTTCCAGAGGGTCATACGAGTCGGTAAACGGGCCAACTGTTGTTTCATCAGGTTTCTTATTTCTTCCAGAAGGTAGTCCTCTATTTCGATGTAAGTCATACGCCGCAGCAAAGAAGAACCTTCGATTAGGATTACCATTCAGAAGAAAGACTAACACTTGAGAATTGAGTTTAGGTAAGCAATAGAAACCATAAGGTACAGGTCCTTTAGGTGCTTTTCTATTTCGACCAGCTGGGAAGTCATTAGTAACTCCACCAAAAGGTGCTGCATATTCTGCCCAAGGTAATTGGCTAATATTATAAGACTCACCATCTAAAGCTGGACACCATACTTTCATTCTTCCCATTTGATTTGGGTCGTCCGTATCCATCACGAAACCATTAGTGATAAATGGAAAATGATTTTGATATCGATTTAGGATTGATTTATTAGTTTGCATTATTCACACCTTCTTGTGCCTTTAGCGTACTTATTGCACCATAATTATGTTGCATTATTAGTATAAGTTCTTGCGTAAAATCACTTCCGCTAAAAGTATGAACAACTGATTGTATCATATACCAATCATCATAAAATAGTTTGACTTTGTATTCATCTACATTACCTTCTTGGTTGAATGGATAATCTCGTGGTCCATATACATTCACTTTAGCGAATTGGGTTTCTCCTAAAAACTTCTTATCAATCATTTGACGTTCAACAAACTTACGATGTTCAAGATGAGCTTGAACAATACTTCCATTTCCAGTTGCAGCGGTTTCATTCTTAGGGTCGTATTCCCATTTAGATAATTTGTCAATATAAGATGCATCGCCATTTTCAATATAGTCTTTGACCGAAGTAGTAATTTTTGGAACAGGAGCAATTGCTTCAACTACGAAGTTAGAAAATAAGTTAGGGTTTCCTCGAATTTTGACACTTGTTGTTCCCATTGCAAAATGCATATCTGCCAAAGTTTGATGAAATGCTTGCGCATTTTTAAATACTTCTTTTGCTAATGGATTATTCGTAGGTGCAACATCTGCCTGATTAGAACGTTGAGTAGTTGTTTTTGGCGGTAGATACATAGGCTGATTTTTACCAGGATTCCCAACGAATGTTTTCTTATCAACTTCAGGAGAAAGTTTATCTTTCTTCTTTTGAGATTGGCTTGTAATATCTTTTCCTGTTTCATAAGGCGCACCTGATGATGTTTCAAGTCCTACAAATAAATTATCTATTTTGATGTTGAAGTCTAATACGTCAGGATTATGTCCTGAATAAAGATAGTCAAATTCAATTGAACCGTCAGGATTTTTTGCATCTCGTTCCGGTCCGGTTCTTGTGCCTTCACTTACTTTCTTTTGGTCGGCATCTGGGTTTGGCATCTTATACTGTATTACATCAAAATGTATAACCATTTCTTCTTCATTTGAAGAAACTGATTGATTGATTTTGAATTTAGTTATTTCATCAACCTTTGATATTTGACTAGCCATACCTGTAACTTCAGGACACAATTTCAGTAAGTTTTCTAAGATTTGTTTGACGTCATTAGAAATTTGAGATGAATATACTCCGCTATTTGCCTTATTATCTTCCATCGATTTTTGAACTTTAGCATACTCTTCTTCAGCCGCCGCTTTTGAACCGTCTCCATAAAAGATGGTTTCTGGAGTTCTATCATTAGTAGCACATACTGTAAGATAGAACCAATTAGGTGGAATAGTAATCATATAACGAATGATGCGACCTTTTCTTTCAGTCTTATCTTTCTTTTCGACGGGTTGTCCAGCTTCATCACGAGGTTTACTAACAGGATTAGCTTTTAGATACCATTCACGTGCAGCAACATTTAGTTGGTTTTCAATTGCTTGAACAGCCGTTCCAAGTAACGAGTTTTCGAACTTGACAGAAAGAACTTTTGGTATTTCTGACATTTGCGGCATTTGGCCGATACCCATAGTCTGAGCACAAAAGCCCATATCATAAACAGCACCACGAGTTGTGTATTCTGATAAAGTAAACTCTCCACCCATTATCATAGGAATACCAACCGTTGACACATGTTCAGTTGTTCCAGTATCAGTATGTCCAATGAAGGTGATATGTAAACAAAAGACTAATCCACTCCCATCCGTTTTTAGCTTATCAAAAGTAAGGTATCTAAAGTAATTGAAGAACCCAACACCGGATGGGTCAACAACTTGAATATGAATAAGCCCTTCATTAGTAAGGGTTTGTCCAGCATATTCACCTGAAGCATTCACGAGAGTAGTAAAGGTCACATTAGCAATTGAGAACTCTGATGTCTTTCTTGAGTCAACAAGTAGATAAACACCTCCACCTATATCATCTCCTAGCTTCTTCCCTGTAACATTTGCTAGGAACCCTACCCCATCTGGTTTGCTAGGTGCTAGATATGGTTGAAATGCTTCTGAATTACTCGCAACGGTCATAATGTAATGGATACTATGTGACCTATACTTGTCTAATGGATTTGCTGGGATGCTCATATGTATTATAGGACTAATGGAGGGAGGATAGCTTCGCTACTTCTAGCACTATCTATTCCTCCAACTTTTTGGGTCAATAAGAGTTGAACTCGTTCGTTTGATGGTATCGTTAGCACACGACCGATGAAAGCTTCTTCATACGGGTCTAATAAGTAGTTGTATTGAGCAATGACCCACCATAACCCCGGGTCATTGTAGAACCCATAAGCTACTTTGTCTAATCTTCCAGCAGTCGTTTCATTGATAGTATAGAGAACATCACTTGCTTCATCCACTGGGAAATTGAAACGACCCCACCATTCTAAACCAATAGGACCGACTTCAGTTAGACCACCTTGAACAAATCGTGATAATTTTTGTTGAACACTTGATGTTGTCATTAATTACTTTGACCTCTACTGAAAGCCTTAGGAATAGTTTTTTCTGCTGTTGCTGAGTCTATGACTGAGTCTACAAAATCTTTACCTTCATAAAATCCTAAAGTGCTAACTGCTTTTTTCAAAGTCGAGGTTGAACTATTCTTTTCTATGATTGCTTTTGCTTTTTGTTCTAATTGTTCTTTACCCCAAGAGCCGAGTGATGTCGTTGCTTCAGACTTAGCAGTCGACGCATTTGTAGCTGCTGGTGAAGTCGGTGTAACACCTGAAGAATTAGCTGGTGTTGGTGCCGCATCAATTCCTTTTGGAGTTTCTGCAGGTTTAGCAGTTGGTTCTCCAGCTGAAGGAGTTGCTCTCGAACCATCATAAGCACCTTTCATATCACCTTTCTTGTAAGCACTTAAACTAAATCCACTATATTCTCGTGGCGACCAAGCTTCTTTCAATGATATGCTTACGTTCATAATAACAGGAAATGCTTGACCATCTGATGTATGTAAGTAATCAACATCATTAGGCCAATCAATGTTTAGCTGTGTCAAAACGACTGAAATGTTTCCAATGTTCTTACTGCCATACGCATTCAGTTCTAATAAGTCAGGTGGTGCTCCTAACATATTCCTATTCTCTGCTTCAGTTCCATAACCATAATATGGCATCAACCAGCTTCGTAATACATTGAGCACTCGTTGGTTTTCAGTTGCTTCAGAAATGTTTCGTGAAATTAGTTTGATTGAACCAATAGACCAACCTCTCGCTGCAGTATGATTATACTTCAACATCGAACCAGGATGATGAGCAGGTGTCACATCATCATACATTGCACCACGTTCTTCAGAAATAGTTGGAGTCACATTGAAATAGACAATCTCACCACTTGTAATAGACTTTAGCTCAACTCCTTGACGTTTAGGACCACCTGCGTCTGAAGCAATTCCGCTACTCAATAAGGCTGAAGTCACATCAGTCGAACCGATAATCTTATCCACAAAACCAGGTTTCAAACTATCAAAATTGAGTGAGTCTCCAATTCCCTTGATAGCATTCTCAGTTACCGATGAAAAGTTTCCGTTAGTCAATGATTTGAACGATTGAGGTATCATATTGTTTAAAGCATCGCTACTTCCTAATGCACCAGAAATCATATGCCCTGGAGTATTAGAATCGCCTGAAAAGAAGTCACCGATGTTGTCCATCATTTTAGATGCACCCCATTTGATTTGACTTGCAACTTCACCAAGCTTTTCGAAAGGCTGTGTCAAGTCAGACATGCTCGGTAATGAAGGCAGGTCACTTTTTATTGCATCCCACGTAGAACCGGTGCCGTTATTTGCCGCATGCCAAGCCCTTGCTTGTTCAATAGTATATGCCTGACCATTAGGTCTATTGATTTGACTAGTCGGATAGATTGGTGGAAAAGAAGCATCCCAAGTCATAACTTATTCCCCTTCGTTATCGTCAGTAAACCCAAATGACTTTTGAAGTTTCTTGAACATTAATCGTGCAAGTGTCTTATTATGTTCTAAACCAACAATAGTTGCAAATTCGTCTTCATACCCAAGCTCTACCGCTCGACGTGCAACTGAACCACTTATCTCGTCATCATTCAAGTTCCCTGACGTATGTAGTTTTTCCATTGCTCTATCTAAAGCGGATTGCTTATCAGCTTTCTTGGTCTCAACCGCATCGTCCGTTCTATCAAGCCCTGGAATGATGATATGTTCAATAGGCTTATCATCTTCAGTCTTGAAGCCTTTGTCTAACATATCTTTATAACCCTTAGCCCTGTCAGAACCCGCACCAATTGCAATCGGTTCGAACCCTGCATCACGAATAGCACCAAGTGCAAAGAACGCACTTTTAGAAGTCAAGAACTCTACACCGTTAGCCTTACCTGATGCTTGCATATAAGTAATACGTTCATCAGCGGTAAGGGGGTTTTTCTTCTTATCTAAAGATGACTTCTCGCCAGCAATCACAACAACTACAGGTTTAGCTTCAATGTCTAAATGAGGGTTCTTACGAATGAACTCTTTCATTTTGTTGATTACTTTATAGTGGCCTTGAGTGGGCGGATTTAGTCTGCCTATCATAAACGCCACTCTTTTATTCTGCATTGGTGGCAAAGCTTCAAATAGGAATTCTTCTTCTGTTTCGTTTAGTAATGACATATTGTTAATTCACACTTATTTTGGAGTATAGAACTATTTATCATTCAACAAAGAATGAAAAAATTACACAAAATATCAAAATAGTGATATAATTGATTAGTGGTCATTTATAACAGCACTAACCTTACAAGGGAGTTCCAATCAAATGACCAAATCAATTTTAATTTTTGAACCTAATTCTAACGATACACCTTTAGAAGAACCAACAGCTTTAGAACCTCAGATAGAACAAAAAACAAAGAAAGAAAAACCACCTAAACCTCCAAAATTCAAACGTCCAAAGGCAACTTCTACTGAAGGGCATTATGTAACCAATGCCGTCTTATTGCCTGAAATGCTCCGTGCTAAAGCTCTCGGCCGAGTAACACCCGAACTCGCCGAAATGTTTTTGAAGATT